GCCATTCGTTATTGCAAGAGCACCATATAGGCTGTGAGTGATTGATGTTTCATCTGCGGATGAAGTATAGACAGTTTTATATGTGTCTCCGTCAATCGTTTCCTCAATCTTAAATCGGCATTTATATGCTGTTCTTGCTGTTGCTGTACCATCACGATAATAACCAGACAGTGTAATATAGTTCGGCACCATTGAGCTGTCCGCTGATCGTTTGATGATTCCTGTGGATGGTTCCATAAAGTAGGTTCTTCCTGCACTTCCTTGATCGCCTTGTGGTCCTGTTGCACCTGTTTCTCCGGGGATACCACCCTTTAATTTAGCAATATCAAATCGTTTTGTGACAGAATATGTATTAAGGTAATTAGCTGTAATATCTACCCATCCAACATCTGTTGTTAATCCTATTACAGTATAAGTGTGTGTTGAACCATTCCAAGCACCTACGACACCGCTTGACTTCTGCACGTTATAAGTACAGTCGTTAGATATATCGGTATGACCGTATAAAACCTGTGCTGTCGTGTGGCACTCTGGAAACGTTGTGTACTCTCCCTTATAATCTGTCGTGATTGCTTGGTAATCGTTGTCCAGATTGATAAGCATAGCACGAGATTTTCTTGCTTCTGACAGTGCTTGTTTTGCTGTTTCATCGTCCGTATATTTATTAAGCTTCTGCCAGTCGGATTCTACGAAACTTGCACCCTCTCCCCTTGCCACAACGCAAGTAAGGATGTCTCCGTTCTGCCCTTGATTCCACATATCCCCAGTACCATAAGGCGGTGTAGGCTGTACTACAAATACACGGCATTTACTATCTGCCGTAGACTGTGCAAAAGATGCTGTCTGTAATGCTTTTGTAACGTCAGTATCTTGTACTAACTGCCATTTCCATGTGTCTCCGTCTTTGAAAAATCTGTAGGCATATCCCTTAGATTTCCAATAGAACAAGTCTCCCTCATGCTTCTTTTTATCATCTTCTGTTGTCCAGTCAGAGGCAGGGATATTGTTTAGCTTTGGTTCGTAGTCGTAGTAGAACGTCTCAATCTGTCCGTCTATCTGGTTCTGTAGATCAGCTACACTTTTTGTAACTGTTTCTGCAAAATCTGATACCTTACCATCGGCATAGTTTTTAGATTCTTTCACTGCATCACTGATTGCTTCTGGTGCTGATTTACCACCGATTGTGACGTTATCCCCAGAAATCTTTACAGTACCAGTCTCCATATCTGCATAAAAGATAATGTTTCCAGACTTATCTTTGACTGTTAATGCACCAGTAATGATATAATCTGCGTTGATTCCCTCTGCATAAAGCAACCTTGCTACCATTTCCCCAGTAATCGTAAATCCATAAGGATATGTTTTACCACCGTCAATAGAAAAACCAATAACCTCTGCTGTCAATTTGATAACATTCTTTGATTCTTTCATTGTCGGTTTATCATGCAGGTAATATATTGTTGAGCCATCCAATAGCACTTCCTGTGTTGAATACATTCCATTACTATTTTTTAATGCTTCTTGCATCTTACCTAAAGCATTTTGACGGTTGCTTTTTTCTCGTTCGGCAAATTCTTTGCTTTTAATGATTGCTTTCTGATCACTTGATGTGTAATTGCTTTGATTTCTCATTGGAGATTCTGCACTGTTTTGTAGTGTTGTATACCCAAAGAATACAAAGTTTACATCTGTTAATACTGAATAAAAACTTTTCCCTTTCCAGTCTGTAATCTTTATCTTGTCTCCAAACTCTGCAATTGGATAAGAAATATAATCCATCGTAAATCCACGAAACGTTACATCCTTGAATCTTTCATAAATCCAAGAAACTAATGTCTCTTCATGACCTGCAACTAACGGATTCTCTATTTCTAAAACGTAGCCATCTGAACCGTATTTGACTAATTCTTCCACATCTTCTTCATTTTCGTTACCATCTTCATCGGTTGTTGTCTTAGTGACAGTCTTTGTCATTTGTACACCTGTTACCTGCACATCGTTTGTATCACTTGTTAAAGAATCATAAGATTCGATATCGTGAATATTAGTACTGTAGTCAAAATCATATGTAATTATCTGTAGATGCCCTGTGCGGTCAATTCTTGCGTTTCCGCAGGCAATCATAGCTATAAAACCTATAATCTGTCGGTGTGTATACTCACTAGATGGCATGGTTGGTATCTGGAAGTCATTATGTAAAAAGTTACTATTTCCAATCAAGATACCGCAGGTATCACAACTATCAATTAGCACACTCTTTGCTGTCGCAGGGAATGTCAATGTTGTGCTGTATGTCTTATCTGCTTTATACATATCATCGTATCCAACAATCGTTACAACACTTCCGTAGGTTTCTGGTTGAGTGACGGTAAATGTACCGTATTCAATTTTTTCTATCGTTGATGATAATTCAAACGTCAGATATAGTCTGATTTTTGCTCCAAAGAAATCATAATCAGATAAGTGATCGTCGTCGTTCATGATTTCTAACTGCACATTTCTGCTAATGGCAACTCCTAAAGGAATAGAGTTTGCCCCCGCAGAATCAACCAGACTATTGTTATCTATTGAAAAATCATCCTCTGTCAGTTCTAGGACTGTTCCATTTGCAAGTGTAACTTCTGCATACTCTTTAAAGTCCTGTCTCTCTGACATAAGTTCTTTAAATTCGTTACTTACATTTATCATAATGGGTCAATCCTCTGTGCGTTAAAAGAGAAGCTTTCAAACTTTTCTTCTCCGTCTTTCAATGTTCCAAATTTAATATCAGACACCTGTCCTACATAAAATGTATCGTCTCTCCATTTACCATAATATGGACTGAAATAATGCAACTGAAATTTTGTCTTTTTATTGCTTTTACTGTAAACAATCATTTGCATTATCTCTGCTACATCTTTTGCAGGTATATCAGTCGCAGTATAAGGAAATCTTTCGATTGTAAACATTGGTGTAAATTTACCGCTTCCAGACTGCGAACGTGTAGAACATTGCGTATAAGTTGTTTCATATGCTGCAGAACTTCCACCATCTGGCTGAAATATTTTCTTACCATTGATTTTTATATAATCTTGTGCCATATCTACTCCTTTCTACGCAAGGCTGAATGGGTTTCTGCCGTTACTCATTTGTCTTAGTTTCGCTTCTTCGATAAATTCATCAAATAACGTTCTGCGATTGATTTGTGCGGTAAAGTGATAATCTCCACCATTGTTACCGTTATTGTCTGATTCTAAATCTTTCATAACTGCTAATAGCTGTTCAAGTAAGTTAATTACGTCATTATTATTGCTGTTTGTACCACTCTGTTTCTGTGCGATCACTGCGGATGCTTTCGCAGGTATAATCTTACCAGTTGCAATCTCCGGTGTTTTAAATGGTACACTTGCCAACTCTTTAGACTGCTTCATAAAGGTTTTTATTGTATCTGGGAATGCTCTTTCCAGACCAACACTAATACCTGCGGGTAGCATCTTTCCAACCTTATCTCGCATTAATCTTGATGGAGAATGGATTCCAAAGAAACTCTTTACTGAATCAAACGCTTTGCTTGCAAGACTTGTCATTTTATCAACCAAAATCCATGCAAAATCTCCAATACCTTTTGCTATACCTTTTACAATGTTTTTTCCAACACTTAACCAGTTCACTTTTGTAAACTTATCTTTCATTTTCACTACTGCATTTTTTGCTTTAGTAGCTAAACTACTAGGTAAGCCTTTAATTCCATTGACTGCATATGTAATAATTTTCCTTGCGGCTGTCTTTACTGTTGATAATTTACCAGTGATACCACTTCCAACATTTTTGACACCATTAGTACCTATTTCTTTTAATTTGCTAGGTAAATTTTTGATACCATTTACAAGGCTGCTATATACGTTTTTTATTGCATTGACTGCATTAGATTTTGCACCCATGATACCGTTCTTAATACCCACAATAAGACTTTTACCAAGTGACAACCAATCATAGGCTGCAAACACACTAACGATTGCCATGATAATTTTTGGAATACTTGCAATAAGTGTAGGAATTGACTGAATCAATCCTTTAATCAATATCGCAATAAGTTTCACACCTGCGACTAAAATTTTAGGTGCATTATCATTGATTACACCTGCAATGTTAATCACGATTTCGGGAACATTTTTGATGATATCTGGCATGGCATTAGCTATACCTTTAGCAAGATTTAACATAAGACGGAGACCAGAATCTACTAATTTTCCTGCATTGCTTCTTAAGTTTGCAGTAAAATTGGTCAGTGCTGATAATCCTTTACTGATAAACTGCTGTGTACCATTTGTGATACCTTTTGCTAAATTATCCATAAATGACACACCAAGTTGTGTTAATGCCGTTATTGCTTTTCCTGCAACCGAAATTGCGTTGACAAATATTCCAACCCAGTCGATGGATGTTAATAACGCTGATAATTTTGTTCCTAACTGTGACCAGTCCGTTGTTGTCAGTGCATTATCTAATGTTGTAAGGATTCCTAATACTAAACCAGACAAACTTGTACCAATCGAATTAACATCTAACTGTGCTATCGCACCGTTTAATCCCTGCCCAATAGATTTACCAATTGTATCCCATTTAAGGGTATTTACTGCACCTGCGAGCATCTGAAACGGAATGTTGATACGGTTAGCAAACAACCGTCCTACATTAGACCAGTCAACCTCATTGAACATACCATTGATTCCAACACCAATTTTTGCCCCTAAGTTCTTCCAGTCAATTCCCTCAATCAGAAGATTAAGAGTGTTAACAATTGTATTAATACCTGCACCTACAGTACGTCCCATCAAATCCCAATCTATGTGATCTACAAGACTATTGAACGTCCGTGTAAATGCGTTTACAAAATAAGTTATCTTTGGGCCTATATTATTCCAGTTGATCGCATCATAAATCTTTTGTAGACCTTTGTTGATACCGCTAGCAATATAAGCTCCAAGTCCCTCCCAATCCTCTTTCTTTATGAGGTCCTTAATCTTCTTAGCAATGTCTGCAATGGAAGATTCAATAGGAACTTTCTCAAACATATCTCCAATGGATGGACCAGTGTAACCACCGCCACCACCTCCGCCACTGCCTGCGGATGGTGTAGAAGAACTAGGTGTATCTTTCTCTTTCTGGTACTGTCGGACTTCATCAAGTCCAGAAAGATAAGTCTGTATCTCTTTACTTGCCTTTTTCGTAGCATTTGCGTTATTCTTTGTGGCTTTTGCCGCCTTATTAGCACCACTGGATGTTTTATTCAATGATGCCGCATAATCTTCTTGTACGGCTTTCGCTCTTGTAAAAGATTTCTGTCCTGTCAGTGCCGCTATGAACATTCCAATATACGTGATCGCTTTCGATAGCATATTCATGAATGCCGTTAATATAGGTGCAACTACGGACAAAATCGGTGCAAATGCTGTTGCCAAACTGTTTTGTAGCTGAGTTAATGCTGACATCATGGAAGATATCGAAGCATTAGTAGCAGACGAATACTGTGCAAGGTTATTGATGCCTGTCATGATTCCACTGTT